ACATCATCACCTTTTGCGCCTTTGCGAAGCGTTTCGGATGGCGTCTCGAACGGATTTAACATGAAATCAAGATTTCCAACATTGCAATAAGTGAACCATGATTTGTGTCCGAAACTTTCAATTTTTGTATGGTTATAGTTTTCGTCAAACCATGATTGATATCCCCTAGTATCAAGGTGAGCGCAAGTCTGAATCAAGCCAATACCGTCCATGCCGAGAACTTCTGCAGCACAACAAAGGTATTTCGGATGCAGTTCTTTGCCGTTCTTCTTCGGATATGTGTCAGCCGCCTTTCCCTTCAAGTGTTGACTGTTCATTGATGCAGTAGGCAACGACTTGTTGTATTTCTCGGTACGATATCCGCTAATGATTGTCAACGATGAAAGCTGCAAGCAGTCACGAAGTTTCTGTAAATACTCTACAAGTTTCAAGTCAATCAGGATCTTGTCACTGCCATCCGGACACGCAAACTCATACACATGGAAATTCGGTTGTAATCGTTTCTGCCCGTCTTTCTTCAACGAATAAGTTTTTACCGCCATTTTACTTCATCCCCTTTTTAATCTGTTTTACGGCCTGATTTGCGCCGGTAGATGCCAACCCGGAAACAATACCGACTGCGATTGCATCAAGAACATTGCTTGCAGGAAACTCCGGCATCACATACATACCAACGACACCAAGAACACCGCCAACAACTCCGACAATCACCGGAATAAATTCGTCCTTTACCTTCGGAAGCTGTTTAGCAAGCAATCCCACCAAATACGCAATTACCACAATTGCAACATCTGTTCCTCCACTTGAAAAATCCATACTTTTTCCTCTCTTTCTTTGTTTTTGTTCATAAAAAATCACTATTTTGTAATAGTGAATGAGCCTATTTCTACACCATCAATAAATGCCTTCAATTTACTTGTCGAGTCTACCCACTGCAATGAAAGACGGTTGTTTGCAAACAACCCAATGTGAACCTTTTGCAACATCATTTCGTCAACTTCCGCTTCTGTGTAATATCTATCATCGTGCGTGTGAGTTGCCGCCGGGAATGTTGAAGGTTTCCCCGTTACATTGCCCCACGCAACACCGCCTGCAGTAGCCGCATATAATACTGATTTCGCACTATCGGCAGTATTGTTGACATTGCCAAGACCGATGTTTGCAGGCGTGATGTTCACTTGCCCGGTACGATACGAAGTCTCTGCGTTACCCTTTACGCCGGTTATCGTGTTCACTTGCGCCCCTGCCGCTATCCCTGCAAGTTTCGTCTTTTCTGCCGTGGTGTAGTCATTTGTTGACAATGCCTTTCCGGAAACCTTGTCAACCTTTGCATCCACACCGCTTTGCATGGCAATGTTTTCCCACGCCGTCCAAGTTCCTGCGAACTTTGAACGACCGACCATCAACAACGGCGGCAACGTGTTTCCGTTTGGATATTTCGTCATTCTTTGCCATTCATAATCAGCACTCGTTTTCATTCCCTCTACATAGTAAGTTCCACCCATGAGAGATAAACCGCTGACAGCCACACTCAACGTAAAATTGTAATGAGTATTTATCACAAGGTTTGCAGAATAGTCATTCATGACGGCATCTAATTCAGCTTGTGTTTTTACGTTGAAATACTGCGGAATCCTGCTGTTAAGCAAAGAACCGTCCGCTTTACTATTCCACAAACTACGCTCTGCAGATGTGATATGACTTACCGTATCGGCTAAGTGCGTTATCAATCGGCTTATTGCAAGTTTGGTTTTTTGCAATGCAACATTCAGCTTTTCCCCACTAACCAACGTTGCAAGAGTGGTCGTGTCGGAATAGGTCGGCGTTTGGTCGTTTGTAGATACGTCAGGAACGTTCCCTAGTCCGATTTGAGTCTTTGTAACTCCGTGGGGATTATTCTTATTGCCTAAGTGCGAAATAAGGTCAGAAACGGCACGTGCGAACTTACCGAATGCCGTTGTGACCGTTTCCCCCGACACTGCTGCGGTCAATGTTCCGGGAACCGTGTATGTCGGTGTCTGATTATTGGTTGTCACATTCGGAACGTTGCCAAGTCCAACCTGCTCTTTGGTTACTCCGTGCGGATTTGACTTGTTGGCAACGTGCGAATTGTGGTTTGCTGTTACTGTGTCAGCTTTTGTTTGGTTCGACTTCATCCGTGTGTCAATGGTTTCAAAATTTCCGTTGTAATCATTGACATTATAGAAGTCAGTGCCATCAGGAAGTAAAAGAGAATAATTGGTAGTATTCTGCATTTACTTATCCTTTCTTTTTTAGCTTAATACTTCATTTCTTAATGCGCCGTAAGTGTACGCCGTAAGCTGTGCGTGAGTGTACTTTGACAGATTTTCGTATGTGTTATACAGAAGGTCGTAATCAAGTATCAGGTTCGCCGGAATCATCTGCTCAATCAGCTTCAAAATCTCGTCAAACTGCTTCTTCGATGTGAGTGCAATCTTGACTATCAGTGTCCATGTGGCGGCGTTAAAGGACATCTTATATCCATCCGGTCCGCACATCTGCGTCAAATGATATTCAAGCATATTGTAAGTGTACGGAAGCTGTGCGTTAAATCGGTTGATAATACGGAACCGCCTATCTTCGAGCGTGTCCGTTTCCATCGGAACGATATTCAGCATCTTCTCCCACTGCGCAACACCGCTCTCACCCATCAAGTAAAGGAACTGATCGTTATACAGTTCTTCCAACGCCGCCCATTCTCTTTCGAGTTCTGGTCGCTGTGCCACGGCGTGTGCTTTCATTTCCCTAATGTCACGAAATACCTCAGGAAGATATAATAAAATATCAGTTTGCACTTACACTCCCCCTTACCGGAATGGAATCTGCAGCAATCGTCAGATTGCTTGCTACTCCGTTCAGCGTGGTATCAGCTATGTCAACGATACCCGTTACACCGAGCAATCTCGTTTCAATCTGTGAGATCCGGACAATGAGATTCGTTTCATCTTCCCATGATTCGCTTAACGAAAGAAGGTAAGAATCAATGGCAGTGTTTACCGCTTCTTTGATATCATCCCATGTATACCCGGTTTGCAACTGCACCGTAAAGCCAACATTTACGGTTTCTGTTGTTACGCCGGCAATCGTTACCGTGTGTCCGATTGGTGCAAGACCAAGACCAGCACCATGATTCTGTACCGGATCAATCATGGTTTGTACGGAATCAACGAAACTCTCTGACGGAACCGTATACGCCGAAGTAGTTAGAACACACTTAACAGTGCCGCCGCCCTTCCACTCTTTAGCAGAATACACTTTCACGCCACCAACACCGGGAATCTTTTTTATCTTTTCCTTATAGTCCGCTTTGTTGCCGCCGAACGCCTGCGATTCAAACGAAGCGTAATAAACCGAATCAATCTCGGTCAAATCCGCTTCATCTTCACCGTATTGGTGAATCTCTGTGATGGTAGATGTCGAAAGACCGTTGATATATTCAACTGCAACAACATCACCGGTCACGTTTCCGGATGTACCGAGTGTTTCACATTGCGCAAGATACATTCCATCTGCTGTCTGTTCCGTTACGATGAAATTCAGCATATCGTGACTGAACCGTGTGCCGATTGGAACAACCACGCCTGCCGGTGCAACCTCAATCACAACGACCGAATGCGTTGCATCAAACTGTGAAATATCAATACCACGTTCACGGCACCTCTCAATCTTTCCGGACCGGTCAGATGTTGAGAAGTTTGTAATGTTGCGGATGTTTTCGAGTGCAAGATAAATGTTCTCATGCTCTACCGCAATAGCCGCTGACGCATTATACAAAAAGGACGATTCCCTTTTGTCCAGTTGCCCCGGAACCCTGCCGAGTGTCCTTTCAAGTATCACTTCCGATGTTTCATTCTTATACATTCACGTTCACCTCGCTTTCTATGTCACCGTAAATCGTATGCACAACGAATGTGACATGAAGTTTTTCTTTTTGCCGTTCAAACTGAAAATCCGACACGGATTCAATGCGATCATCCTGCGTCAGTGCTTCCGTCACCCTTCGTTCGACTTCCGGGATAACGTAAGACGGCGGCATTCCGATAAGGTCTTTGAGTTCCACGCCATAATCCCACGAGTAAATCAAATGCTCATAGCGTTCTGTATTCAGAATGAAAAAAACAGCTTGCTTCACGGCTTCTATGCCGTCAACAAAACCGTTAACTCTTTCCTTGTCATTACTCAGTGCATAATCTTTTGTGGGGATTGTGTTTTCATTGAAACTCTGTAGAAACTGTTCGCTGATTGTTGGAATCATGGCTCTCCCCCTATCTTGTCAAGTACGATGTAGTTCTGACCGCCCTGCTCCCGAAGAAGCATTACTCTGTCACCCGTTTTCAGTCCGTTCTTAACGGTGTACTCCTGCTCCGTTCCACCATTAACCGTCATTCTGACCTTATAATCACGAACATTCTTCGTGAGCGTCAGAAATGCTTCCGGGATGGTAAACCGCTGCTCTATCCTGATATTCAACGGAGAAATCGCAACAACAGTTCCGTACATCACCTTTGCGGGATCTGACGCTTCGACAGCTTCAACGGCTGCCTTTTTGATTATCTGCAAAAAGTTACGCAATAAATTCACCCCCTCGAAGCGCAAGATCCATCGTGTGCAGTCCGTTCTCGAATGTATGCGTTACATTCTCGACAAGCATATAGTTCTGAATCTTTACATCACCAAGATTCAGCATGACAACCACGGAACTGCCACCACGCACACGGACATCCCCGAATGCTTTGTTGATTTTCAGATTGCGAGTCTTTGCATTATACAAAGACAAAAGCGCATTGACTTTATCAGATGCGCCTTGTGGATTGTCGGTTGTCTCGAAGTGTTGCAAAAGGCCCCACGCATTTATATTTTTGCTGTCCTTTGCAATATACACTTCTCGCTTTCCGGTTGATTTGTTGTCGTAAATAAGTTTTACCTGATTGTATGTGTTCTCGTTGATGCTCGACTTATAATCGTATGATTGCGCCGTGTCTGAATCAATCAAAAGATTCAGAAGCATATCTTCCACATCCCTCAATGCGAGTTTGCCGAAATCATCATACAACACATAAAGCCTTTTCGTGTTCCTCAGTGTTTCATCGAGTGAGTTCTGAATCATGTCGAAAAGCGTCTTGTTATCCTCGATTTGCTTCGGAATGGCATAACCGGTATTTGCAAGGGAACCGACTTTCAGAAGATGGTCCTCTGCTAAGATTCGCACCACTTCATCCGCTCTCTTGTTCGCAAACGGGTATGAATCTTTATTTTTCAAATACCGAAGCTGATCGTAAGCCGTCACTTGAATGATGTTCGTTTTATCCCTGCCGATGGTAAAGATAAATCCGAAGAACACATTCACACCATCAACAATAAGCTTCACGGCATTTCCCTCTGTGATGCTCAATACATCATCCTGAACACACTTGAACTGCAACGCTCCGGGTTCACCGAAACGTGCAGTTTTCCATGTGATACCACTCTCAACAGCCGGAAGGAATGCAGTATCATTATTCATTATCCATAATTCAACCATGCCGCACCCCCTTACGGAATCCGCAATACGGTTCCGGGATATATCCAATGACCGTTATTGCTCGATTTCTTTCCTCTTGATTTTGCAGCATTTTCAATCACGGTTTTATTTGCTTCGTAAAGAGATTTCCACAACGAAGCCTTCCCCATTTTGGATTTTGCAATGTTGCTCAACGTATCTCCGGACTTAATCGTGTATGACTTGCCGGTATTGTTTGCGCCTGCGCCGGTTGACCGTTTCGGTGCGTTCGACACATTTGCAGTATTGACCGCCGGAGTTATCTTCACCGTTTTCGTGCCGTAGTCCTTATACTGTTTCAGATTCAGTGTTACTTTGATATCAAAACCCTCGGCCGTGGTATCTTCATAACTGTAATCTTCTAAGGACATACGAAGATTGGTGTGAAACGGTACAGTTCCATTCGGCAAAGTACGGCTCACAATGAACTGAAACGGCTTTTTACTTACTTTGTACTGTTCAAATACGCTGAGAAAGTATGCTGAGTTTTTGAAGCCGTCAAGGTACTTCCCGAACGGGTATTTTACATTCGGAAGAAGTATCGTGAAGGAAATCTCGGTCAATCCCGGCGTTTTTAACAGATTTACTTCTCCATCGTTGATAAGTTCAATCGTCTTGTTCTTATTCCTAATGTCGGTTTTAATCTTTGGTGGTGCAACCGGAAGAAGCACCTTGTCAAAATAAATGTCATAACCTTGTATCATGTCAATGTACTCCTTCCGCTGCAATTTCCATTGTTTCATACAACTTTTCTTCAAGGTATGTCACCATACCATCTAAATCAACATTTGAAGATACGTTGTTATTGATGCCGCCCATATCAACCTTGATTTCGGCGGTTGTGAATCTGTTGATTGCTTCCTGCTCTGCAATATCACGAAGATACTTCAAATCCTCTTCGGTGATTTCGAGATTGTCCGACATTGCGCCGGTATAGTCCGCAATATCATTAACTCCTGCGCCGATATCGTCCACGCCATACTGACTAAGAGTATCAGTTCCGCTCGAAAGAATATTATCAAGACTAAACGAGGAAATCTTATCATCCACGGATGCGCCGAAGTCATATCCGGTGTTGTAAGCATCTTCATACGCCCAACGCTTCAAGCCGAGTGATTCGCTTGACAGATTCAGTTCGCCCATAACTTCCTCATAGGCTCCGTTTCCGTATTCCTTTGTTGCAATCTCAACCTTTGACGCAAGTGTTCCACGCCACCCGGCCACGGTATCAGCCATGCTTGAACCGAAAATCTTATCCATAGCACGGGCAATAGATTCGAGTACGCCGAGAATGTTATCTGCAAGGTTGCCGAAAAGCTGAATGATTGAGCCAATCGGATCATTGAATACATTACCGAAGAAGTTCACGAATGCACCGAAAATGTTGTACCAATAATTCACGATGCCGAGTACCAAATCAACCAATCCGAGGAACAAATTCCAAATGAACGCCACCGCCGACAGAAGTGCGCCAACGATAACACCCGTTGCGGATATTGTCGAGCCGGTCAGTTTGTTGATAACGCCGATTACTGCATAAATGGCCGCAATTACGGCAATAATAATCAACAGAATCCAAGTGATAGGACAAGCCAACAACGCCGCATTAAAGCCGTGCTGTGCCGCTGTAGCTGCGAACGTTGCACCGGTCGACATTGCGAGTGCGGCTGCATGAATCGTTTCTCGCATGGCCGCCGCCGCTTTCAAGCCATTCGATATTGCCTGAATCGTGTTGTAAATCAGCATAGCCGAATAATACGCCACAAGTGCCGCTGCTACGCCGTAGATTATTGGTCCGAGTATTCCCCAATTGTCATAGAGAAAACCGCCTACGGCCGCCACAAGCGAAAATATACCGAGTATTATATTCGCTACGTTTGCCATTGCCTGACCTAGGCCAATCGCAAACGCTTGAACCTGAGGATTGTTCGCAAGTTCTGATATCTTCGCTAATACCGGATCAAACGCCTGCAGTGCATGATTCTTGAATCCGTTCGCCACTTGCGCCCATGTCATGTCCATGTTTTTGAATTGCTCGTTTACGCCACCCGGACCGTCTGCCGCACTCAATACTGCGTTTTTCACAATCTCCGCTGTTATCATGCCCTCTGCCGCCATATTTCGGAGTTGACCGATTGGAACGTTCATGTAGTCCGCTACGGATTGCATGATGTTCGGTGCAGCTTCAAATACGGCGTTAAATTCTTCACCACGAAGAACACCGGAACCGAGTGCTTGTGTCAACTGCAGCATGGAAGAAGCCTGCTCTTGTGCCGATGCGCCTGCAATAACATACATCTTGTTCAGTGTTTCGGTAAATGCGATTACTTCATCGTTTCCGGTGAACGCATCTCCGGCACGTTGCGATAACGCTGTCACCGCCGATGCTGTTTCCAAATAGGAAGCACGGGAACGGTTTGCAGATGCAAATATCTTCTGTTCAAGTTCCTCGACCGAGCCGCCATCGTCAACAATCATATTCATACGTGATGTTGTCTGTGTCATTTGATCGGACAGATTGACAGCACTTAAAAGCGTCTGTGCAGAAGCATATGCCGCAACAAGTCCGGCTGCTTTCCGAACAAGACCGACCATTGCGTTTTCAGATTCATTTACCTTATCAGAAAACTTGTCCTGCTGATTCGCTGCTTCACGTATTTCGTTTTCCATTTGATTGATGGCAACGGCGGCGCTTGCCGCTTCTCTCCGTGCTTCTTCAAAAGCCGCAGTATCTACCGCCGAAGCCGATGCACTCTGGATAGCGTTGAAAGAGTTGAGAACAAGATTCAACGCCTTATTCATGCTTTTCAGTGCAGGTGACATTCTATCATTTATGCTGATTGATGCCTTTATTGCCCCATAAGTATCACCTACCTTTTACGAGGTTTCTTAACCTTTTTCTGTTCTTTTTTGTCATGCTCAACCTTGATATCTATGGCAGCAATAACGAATGCCTTTTCCCTAGTGGACAGCGAAGCAAAGTCTGACGGCTTCCAATGGAATTTGTGCAGACAATAATAGGCGTAGTTGCATTCCGCATCTGCGCCGTCAATTAGTTTTTTGCTTCATCCACCAAATCATTGATATCTTCGGATTCAGATGCGCCGGTGACGATTTCCGTCAGCTTGTCGAACTCTTCTTTGTAAAGCATAGTGCGGAGTAACTGTTCTGCACCCATTACACCGTAAGAGTTCTGCAGTGCTGCGTCCTTCAAATCCGGATATACAACAGATGCAGCAGCAAGTTTCACAAGATATGCGTTGCCGTCAAAATCATTCGTGTACGCATTTTTCTTGCCCGGAATCTGCACTCTGCGAGTACAATCCTTGCGAAGTGCTTCATCTTCCCCGGCACCAAGAGAACGGATTTCCCACTCAACGGGATTGCCTTTCTCGTCCTTAAAGCGGTCACTGATTACTACCTTCAAATTCTGTTTCTTTTCAACGTTTTCTGCTAAGAAAAAAGATAAATTTCCCATATCATATCCTCACTTTCTATGATTCCCCCACAATAAGGGAAGAAAAGCACCGGAGGTCGTGCCTTGTCGGGTACGTTGCCCTATTCTTCCCAAGATAATATCTTTTACTGCATTCCTGCTAACGGATTGAACTTCTCCGGCATATCCCAATCATCGAAGGTTCCTTCGATTTCTTCATCGAGATAGTCCGCTTCAACATCGATCTTAGACAAAACACCGCCGTTGATAAGGCAGCCTTTGTAAACGATTGTCTGCGAACCGGCTGCCGTTGCGGAATCTTCATTTGTTGTCTGAATCTCCATCGGCGGCATATAACCGGTCTTTTTGTATTCGAGAAGAATTTCTCTGAAAATCGAAGTGTTGTAGTGCGTTGTTGCACTCCATTTACCTGTCCATCCGGCCGGCTTGTTTCCCTTGCCGGTCTTTCCTAAGATCGGAACTTCGACCGAGTTGACTTCCATGTTGCCTTCAAAATTGATAAGCTGCATGAAAAGGTATCTTCTGCCGTCAATAGTCACATAAGCACTCGCAAGGGAACCACTAACAGCATCTAAAGCATTCATCATTGCGTCCATGTTTCACCGCTCCTTTCTCAACCTACGACAACGCTCATGTATAATTTCTCAATTGCGTTTACGACTGTAATTGCATCAGAAACAACAACAGACTTCTTTGTGTCTCCGAGTTCAACAACAACGCTTTCGGAATCGAAGTCCTCAATAGCACGAATCTGCGCAAGTCCTTCGTGATGCTTCACGATATCAGCCCACAAGGAAATTCTTCCGGCCTTGTCGTTCGGAATCTTTCCGAGATACTTGTTGTTGAAAAGATTTGCGATATCCATAGCAATCTGATCGATTACACGGATTGTCTGATTCGACTTGAAATCCTCGCCTTTTTCTGCCGTAGTGGTTACAAGGGAGTTGATATCCGTAAGAACACGAACATCATCACCTACACGATGGAAGGTGAACTCGCCGTTTCTGATAGCCGTTTCAAGCTGCGCTTTGGTGTAATTGGTTGCAATCTCATACTCGCCGTTGTAGACACGGTTTGTCAGAGAAGCATTCACTGCACATCCGGCAATCGCACCGGTTGTCCAATACACTGCGTCAGCACTGTTCTTCACATTAACAACACCCTCATAGTCTGCAGCATTGTTGAATACTACAAGCTGATACTTGATGCCGTTTGCATCACGCTGATCCCTGCACTCCTGCACGTAAAGGTCCTGAATTGCGCTCTCGGTAGATGCACAACCCATAGCATTGAACGTGTAGCTTTCTGCCGCATCAAGGAATGCGGAATGCTCTGCCGCAGTAACACCGGTTCCGTCAAGGCCCGCACCGGTAAGTGCTTCCTTTGCGGATTCTGCAAGTGTGGCAAGAGTCCACTTAACCCAACCGTTATCATCAGCCTGCAGTTCTTCAAGCGTCTTTACAGTGTTGCTATAAACAACGCTTGTGCCTGCATAGATATTCACATCAAACGTGCCTGCTTCTGCACCGGTCAAAATCTCGGTCGATAAAGATGCGCCGAAAGAACCCTTATACAATGCTTCTGCTACGCCGTTAGATGCCTTTGCACCGCCGTTCATCAGCTTGTAGCAGTAAAGTACGGTTGCATTCTTGAAAAGGTCACGTAATTTCTTCGCATCCTCGGAATCGTAAGCGAATCCGAACAGCTTCAAGCAGTTCTTACGGAAATCATCACCGGTCACGGTAAAGATTGCACCATCAACGCCCCACTTCAACGGAAGTGCCATTGCAACAAATCCACGCTCGCCAAGATTAGCGGATGCGGATGCCGCAGACACGAAGTTGATGTAAGAACCCGGAAGCACTTTGTTCTGTGTTACGAATGTTCCACCACCTAACATAATTCAATCATCCTTTCTTCTTCATAATGTCCGAAATGAGTTTGTCAGCTTCCTCGAAGCTATAAACCCCGTCCGGCTTGATTACCACTCTTGCAGCACGGTTGTTATACTTGTCCATGCGCAAAAGCTGTTCACCTTTATACTTCTGCACCGCTTCGGTGCGTTCGGTATCATTCTTTTTTGCCATTGCTTCAATCTCCCTTCGTTCCGATGTTCTCGGTGAGCGTTTCCATTGCTTCCTCAGTCACTACCCGATTCAGCATCACGGGATATGTCACTGATACATGAAGAACATCATCGACAATATCCATATCAATCGAACGGCAACGGACGATATCACCGTTCGTCAGTGTGAGATATTCCAAACCGTCAAGCATCTGTTCACCGACACGCATTTTTTCTTCATTGCCG